CAATCTTCAGAACAAGAACTTGTGAAATCTTTGAATGAAAAGTATGGTCCAGGTAATCTCGACCCACAAACAGGAGTATTTACACCAGTAGAAACACCTGATGCAGTAGAACCATCTACTGATACAGCTTCCAGTCAAGAAAAAGCTTCCTAATTTATAAAAAAAGTATCAAGTGAGCCCCTTTTGGGGTTATTACTTGATATTTATTAATCGAAATATATCGTTCCGATATATAATAATTTATAACATTTTAGGAGAATAAAAATGGCTGAAAGAATAGTAAGTCCTGGTGTATTTACAAGGGAAAAAGACTTATCCTTTCTACCACAAGGTATTTCTGAAATAGGTGCTGCAATTATCGGGCCAACCGTTAAAGGCCCAGCATTTACACCGACTCGTGTATCGAGTTTTTCAGAGTATAAAAATATCTTTGGTGATTTGGATAGTCGATTCTATGTACCAATGACAGCCCAGGAATATTTAAAACACGCACCTTCTGTTACGATAGTTCGTATCTTAGGATTGGGTGGTTATCAACCAAGTACATTAAGATTAAGTTTAACACCAATATTAGCACAAACAGGATCCGCTGGATCAACTGCTAAAGTTGTTGCAGTATTACACCCATCAAGAGCAAACTCATCTTTAGATTTGGGAGCAGCTGATATGGTTACTGTTGATGCAAGTGCTGATTGGAATGCAACTACATTAACAATTAATAGTGTTGCAAAAACAATCTCATTTGATACTGGTTCAGATAACTATGTAACAAAAGTTTTTGGTTCAGACCCACAAACTACAAATACAAATGTATATGTGTATAAAGAATACAAGGAATTTTCATCTCAACATGGATTTGATGCAACTACACTATTGAGTGCAGCATCAGCATCATCAGGTGAAGATTTTACTCATGATTATAGTGTGGCAACTTCACCTTACTTCATTTCACAATTAAGTGGTGGAGCTAGAAAAAATCTATTTAAGATTAAATCTAAATCACATGGAAATTCTGTTAATGGTGATTTCAAAATTGCTATTGCAGATTTAATTGCAGCAGGTGGAAAAGCTGGTAGTGATTGGGCTCACTTTACACTTCGTGTATTGAGAAACAATCCTGGTGAAACTAATGATAAAGAAGTATTAGAATCATTTGTAGACCTCAATTTTGATCCAGATTCACCAAACTATGCACCAAGACGAATCGGTGATAGATATGTAACAAGTGATTCGGTAGGTAAATTAACCTTTAATGGTGATTGGCCTGGAACAGATGGTTCAGTTCATATTCGTATTAGTGATTATGAAACAGAACTTGAAGGTATTAATGAAGCATTAGTACCACATGGTTTTGCAGCAGTATCTAATCCAACTCTTGGAACTTCAACAGTACCAAGTGGTAGTTTTGTGATAAATCAGACTAATTCATCTACATCTAAATTTGATAAAAATCAATATTATGGATGGGATTTTGACGCTGACAATAACAAACAATACTTAGCACCTTTACCAGCAAGTGGTGGTACAGGTGGAAATGCAGCATTTAGTTTAGAAAATATGTATGGGCATGTAAATGCAGCTACAGATTTAAGTGTAGATACTGCAGCTAATGGTTCTACATTACTAACATTAAGTGTAGCTGATAAAGCACAGTTAAAGTTTGTTGCACCACTTCAAGGTGGATATGATGGAGATAATCCAACTACATTAAAAGCAACTGGTACTGATATTTCTACATCAAATACACAAGGATTTGATTGTAGTGGTACTTTAGCAAGTGGTTCAAAATCATATGAGAGAGCAATTAATGCAATTAGTAACCCTGATGAGTATGATATTAATTTATTGGTAACACCTGGTGTTGTCCATGAATATCACTCAGCAGTAACCAAACATGCAATTAGTAAAGTTGAAGCTCGTGCTGATGCTTTCTATGTAATGGATGGTTCAAGATGGGGTCGTTCAGTATCAAATGCAGTTAGTGATATAAACGCTCTTGATACTAACTATGCAGCAACTTATTATCCTTGGGTCAAAGTGATTGATACCACTAAATCTAAACCAGTTTGGGTTCCGCCATCAGTTGTACTACCTGGAGTAATCGCATTTACAGATAGTGTAGCACACGAATGGTTCGCACCTGCAGGTTTAAACAGAGGTGGATTAGGAAGTGTAGTGGAAGCAAAAACAAGACTAACACATACAGAGAGAGATACTCTTTATGAAGGTCGTGTTAATCCAATTGCATCTTTTCCTGGACAAGGAGTTGTAGTGTTTGGACAAAAAACATTACAGGGAAAACCATCAGCTCTTGATAGAATCAATGTTCGAAGACTATTAATTAGACTTCGTAAATTCATTGCTTCATCTTCAAGATACTTGGTGTTCGAACAAAACACAGCATCAACAAGAAACAGATTCTTAGGAATAGTTAATCCATTCTTAGAATCAGTTCAAGCTAATAGTGGTTTGTCAGCATTTAAAGTAGTGATGGATGACTCTAACAACACACCAGATGTTGTTGATAGAAATGAGTTGAGAGGACAAATCTTTATTCAACCTACGAGAACTGCAGAGTTCATTGTGTTGGATTTTGTTGTTCAACCAACTGGGGCAGCATTCCCTGAGTAAGTTTAACTTATAAAAATACTGTCTTATAACGAAGAGCCCACATTCAATTTAGAGTGTGGGTTTTTCATTTCTACGAAAAAAGTCAAAAAGTCGGGGTGTCTCATTTTCTTTTAAGGGAAAATTTTGACTCTATAGAAAAAACTTCTAAAAAACTTCTAATAATGATATATAATTATAGTGTGTAGATTCATTTTTTTTAGATTTCTGATATTTATTATCGAAGAAAAATTAACGGCAAATAATTAAAATGGAGAACAAAATGGCCGACATATTAGCAGCAGACGAAATCTTTTTTACACCGTTTGAACCGAAAACGAAAAATCGTTTCGTCATGTATATTGACGGAATACCTTCTTATTTTGTAAAGACAATGAATCGACCACAAATTACCTTTGAAGAAGTTGAACTTAATCATATCAATATTAAAAGATATATTAAAGGTAAAGGTACATGGGAGCCTTTAGAAATAACTCTATATGATCCAATCGTTCCAAGTGGAGCACAGGCAGTTATGGAGTGGGTAAGATTACACCACGAATCAGTAACAGGTCGTGATGGATATTCAGATTTTTATAAGAAAGAGATTAAATTTAATCTTTTAGGTCCAGTAGGTGATAAAGTTGAGGAGTGGGTATTGAAAGGTGCTTTCATACAAACCGCTAACTTCAATGACTTAGATTTTGCTAATGGAACAGATGTCGCTGACATATCGTTAACACTTCGTTACGACTACGCAGTACTTTCGTTCTAAAACTATAAGGAAAACAATATGGCCTTTAAAGATATTTTTAAAGATAATAACTCATATAACGAGAAATCTATTATAGGGTTTGGTGCGTTTGCAGTGATGGTAATATTTGCAACTGCAGATATTGTAACAGGTGCTATTGGTAAGGATTTAGTAATTAACGAAGTTGTTTATAATTCTTTTCTATTAACTACATTAGGTAGTTTCGGTATAGCAGGAGCTGAAAAGATTTTTTCACAACAAAAAAAATAAATTTGATTATTTTAAATTAAAATAATAGTTATTATAAATAAACGGTTTTAAACACATTTCATAGGAGATAAAAATGGCTGAAAATCAGTACGATTTTCCGACCGAAGTTCTGGCTTTACCTTCAAAGGGTTCACTCTATCCAGAGGATAGTCCACTTCGTTCAGGAGAAATAGATGTCAAATATATGACAGCAAAAGAAGAAGATATTCTAACTTCAACAAACTTAATTGAAAAGGGATTAGTAATCGATAGATTATTAACTTCAGTTATTGCAGACCCTAAAGTTAAATTAGATGATTTACTAATAGGAGATAAGAATGCATTAATGTTAGGTACTCGTGTATTAGGATATGGTAAAGATTACGAAGTTATGATTGAAGACCCAGATACAGGTCTTGAAGTAGAACATACTTTTGATTTAACAGAGTTAGAAACTAAAAAGGTTGATGAAAAACTTTTTAAAAGTGGTGAAAATAAATTTGAATTTAAATTACCACATTCTAAACGAGTAATTGAATTTAAATTACTTACACATAAAGATGAACGAGATATAGAAAAAGAAGTTAAAGCATATACAAAAATTGCTCAAGCAAGTGGTGTATCTAATGAGTTAACTACAAGATTAAAAAAACAAATTATATCGGTAGATGGTGAAACTGAAAGAAAAGTTATTAATAATTTTGTTGATAATCAATTTCTTTCACTTGATACAAAAGAATTTAGAAAGTATCAGGTGGATATAACACCAGATATTATATTTGAAGCGGAATATACAAGTCAGATAGGAGACCCCCATACGGTACAGATACCAATTGGGGTACGATTTTTTTGGCCTGAGTCCAGAGTATAAATCAATACTACACGAGGAAATCTTCTCGGTAGTTTATCACGATTCTAAATTTACATTTACAGAATTGTATCATATGCCCATTTATTTACGAAAGTTCTATGTAAATAAGTTAATAGAGGCTCGAAAACGAGAACATTCAGAGGCTAAAAAACGACGCCCACCCACTCCAGGGAAAAGATAAAAATTTATAACTTTGATATTTATTATTGGATATCATCCAACATTCAAAGGAAACTTATATTATGTTTAAAAAAG